TCTGAAAAAAGTTGATCACCGTCAGGTTCTGTCCTGCCTGCGGCGTAATCGTCACTACGGCCACTTTGTATGGCAACAGCGTGGCTGAGCCATCCGTGCCGGTCAGATCAACAGCGCTACCGCCAATAGTTTCGGCAATCTGAAAACTGTTGACCGCTGCGTTGATGACGTAGTACAGCCGACCGGCAACGATGCCGGTTGTATTCACCAGGTTGTAGAACCTAATGCCAGCACCATTGCTCAGTCCGTGCGCAGTGCGATTGACGACATTTGTGGCAACGGTGAACGTTACTGGCGCATCAGTGCCAGCAAGCTGCGGGTCGTTGAAGTCAAACTGATAATCTGCGCGAGTGTTGCTCGCATAATTTGTAACCGTACCATCGCCATAATCAATCGTATAGGCGCCCTGCGCAAGGAACGCAAAAAAGTTGCCGCCAGGGCCGGTGCCATCACCAGGCCACACCGCATGTAGCCCTACAATCCTCTGCTCTGCTGCGCCAGGCGGCGTCAGCGGCGGCCACGCTGGATTGCGCACCCACTCAGCAGAAACAGCGCCGCCATCGCCGCCCGCTACCAGTGTGCTACCTAAATAGATTTTTCCCGTTGTAGTTGGCATCAGCTTGTGATCACGTAAAGAGTGGTAGCGCTAGGCGTTGCGATGGCGTCGTACTCAGCCTGCGTCAGGCTGATGATGTTGGTCACGGCGTCGGCTCCGGTGATACCGGTCGGGTCGGATAGCACAACGGGGGGCCGGCCTGAGAGATCGCCATAGGCCCCAGTGAATCCCACCCGGGCCATCGCCGCGCCAGTGTTCACCAGGATGGTCCCGGTGTTGACGTTCACCCTCGCTACGCTGCCGACCTGCTGCACCTCGCCAGATGCCGGGATCGTCGCCACCAGGGCGCCGCCAGCGCCGACATAGAGCTGATCGCCCAGCTGATAGCTGTTGGTATTAAACGGCCGCAGCTCGCCCAGTACCACGGCGTCGCCATCGCCGTTGTTGGCAAGGGTGGTCTCCAGCACGGCAATCGCCGGCATTTTGAGCGGATCGGTCGGGTCGCAGGCGGATACGGTGATGCGGTCGGTGTCGCCGACTGAACCCGTGGCGTAGACCGCCGTACCAGCCGCCAAGGGGCCGCCGCTGGTGTTGCGGACGTGAACGTAAAAGTTCCCGGCAATGCTGCCGTGGACATGCGGGATGATGACCGGCGCGGTGCCGGTGATCGTGAGGCCGGTGAAGGAGGGGGAATCGTCGGCGCCCAGCTGATCGATTCGTGTCTTATCCGCTGCGCTTTGCAGGCCCGCCAGAGTGGTAGTGGCCTCAGGCAGCGTCACATCTGCCCCTGTGCTGCTGGCGAGCAGCCTACTGGAGGCGGTGTAGCTCAGATCCGTGCCCACATTCACCTGGGCGCCGGCCTCGATGCCGTCGAGCTTGGTCTTGTCCGCAGCACTTTGAAGACCAGAAACAGTCGTAGTTGCCTCAGGCAGGTTTACATCCGCGCCCGTGCTACTTGAAAGAAGCCTTGTGCTGGCCGTATAGCTAAGATCGGTAGCTACGTTTACCTGAGCACCAACCTCGACACCATTTAGTTTTGTCTTGTCCGCCCCACTCATCAGGCCAGCAACGGCTGTCGTCGCCTCCGGCAGGGTTACGTCTGTGCCCGTGCTTGATTCAAGTAGTCGCGTGGAAGCGGTATAAGATAAATCGGTGGGAACGTTGACTTGTGCCCCCGCAGCAATTCCATCAAGCTTGGTTTTGTCAGCAGCACTTTGCAGGCCAGGAAGCGATGTGGTCGCTTCGGGCAGTGTTGCGTCTGCTCCCGTGCTACTAGACAGCAATCGAGAGCTTGCCGTATAACTTAAATCAGTGCCTACATTTACTTGCGCCCCATCCTCCACGTTGAGCAAAGTTCTAATTTCAGGAGCCGTCGCGTCCTGTGGATCTCCAGTGCCAGCGGCAATGCGAGCCTTGATTGTTCCACTGGCCATATTTGCCAGTTTTGTGTTGCCAACAGCGTCAGGGTCGATGGTCCAAGTCAAACCACTGGCCGAAACCGTTATATCCCCCTTGTCGCCATCGGTTACACCACCCGACCCGCCAGAGCCAGGCGGCCCAGCAATGCCAGGCACTCGAAGAATGATCTTTGGCTGCCCAATGGCGCTTGAAATAGAAACAGACTGGCTCATGGTGCGCTGTACCCCTGAGAAACAAAGGCAAGGCCTTCAAGAAGATAGAAAGGACGAGAACTTGAATCGACTACAAGCAAATCATAAAAGCATTCACACGGGAGACTTATGGTACTTGCCGCAGGCAGGGTCCAGCGGAACTGCCCGAGGACTCGGCTGACATATTCTATTGTAAAGTCTGCAAACTTATTCGCCCTGGTCTTATCCCAAATCTGAGAATAAATATTCGCCCCCGTCAAATCAATATTGTTATCCGCTTCGTCAAGCAATTCAACCAGATAGCTGAAATTTGATCGCCTCTGGAGCTGTATATTAAATTTTGCGGGTTGAATTGACATCTCTACTTTAAGCAGTCAGTCAAACGTACTCTGTAACCTGAGCCGCACCATTTGCGCTAGCCCAAATACCATAAATAGTGTTGCCAAAAATTAACTGTTGATCAAACAGCCTAAATTCACCCGCCTGCATCTCAATAAAACAGTTTGCAACAGTTGCTGGATTTGAAAAGCTAAGATAAAGCTTTGAGGTGCTGATATTACTAATGGAAACCCCCTTCCTTGCCGTATTTGCAGCAAGAATCGGAACGCTGCTTGCATTGCTCGCAATACTCGTTGTCGCTGGAGCCCTGAGCGGGGAAGCGCTAAATTGATCAATCTTGATCTCGCCACTAGCGGTTACGCCAACAGGCTTATCTGCCCCATTTGGCCCCCTGCCAATCAGAAAAGCGCCCGCAGACATACCCGTTCAGCTGCTACACACTCAATCTAGCGAGCTACGCCCAGGCAAAGAAAAACCCCTCCCGAAGGAGGGGCCGGGTGATCGCAAAGGATGATCAGGACTTCACCAGATCGAAGACAGGAGCCTCTGAGGGGCGGAAATTGATCGAGATGGACTGGGCATCGTCAGGGTTGACGTTCAGGCTTGCAGAGGTCAGAACGATCTTGGTCTGGATCGAGCGGCTCAGGGGATCATTGAGGGTACCGCCGGAGAACACCTGATCGATGTAGAGCTTCACCGCAGCACCAGTTTGACGACGCTGAATCACGTCCTCGATCATACGGTTGGAGATAGACTCCTCTTCGTCAGTGGTGTAGATAGTAGCGGTGCCACTGCCATCTGCAAAACCAGTGACGTACTTGCGGAACGGTGCATACTGCCCAGTGCCCTGACCAATAGTGGTCACGTCGATCTCGGAGCGAGTGATTTCAAAGCTCCAATCACGAACTTGCCCAACAACAGTGAACCCATTGTAAACAATCTTCGCCTTCGCCGCTCCAAAACCAGAAGGCTGAGCAGTAGCAGTTGCAGCGGTGCCACCGGCAGTAGAGCTAATCGTCATCACGCCCGTGGTCGGGTCATAGGTTTTGACGAAATAGTTACCAGCAGTAATTGCGTTGGTAACAGTCGCGCCCACCGGATAGCTAAGAGTGATCGGATCATTCACTCGAAAGCCGAGAAAAACGCCAACAGTGATGTTGGACCCAGTGGCGGGAAAGGCGGTGGCGAGAAGACAGGCTTCAGTGTTGGCGGGCTTGTAGTAAAAAGCCCCGGAAGTGCCGGTAAGCACCGTAGTGTCGCAAGTCATGATTGCTTTACACAGAACAGCAGTACGGGCACTGCCCGGTTACATTCAGAATAGCCGTAGCCGATCACTCAGAGCAGGGCACCATAGCCTGCCAACCAGCAGAGATCTTGCCCATAAAATGAGGCGAATAAGACGAAAGAGATGGCTCAATTGATTCCGCTCTTTCCCTGATAAAGTCAGGCCCCGTAATCGGCCCAGTCCTTACAAATACTTGATCCACGTTCTTCTTTGTCGCCCCAAGCTGAGTAATGACTTTTGCCGCAATGCCAATAAGCTCCTGGCATCTTGCAGGCCCACCCCCAAGAGGAGCAAAACAGCGAACGATAAGAGCGCCTCTCGCGTTTTTCACTGTTTGAGATATGCCTGACTCATTCATCAGCCCAAAGGTTAAGTTAACGCGAACGTATTCCTTCGGGGGGTCGGGCGGAACTGCTGTGATGTTGTCGAAGTAGACTGGTACGGGCGGAACCTGAGAATTAAAAGCGGTAAGCAGAGGCGCTTCGATGGCAGCCCTGATGCGCTGATACTCTGTTAGACCGTTAAGTGTCTGATCAGCCATCACAGATTCACATTGCTCGACTGAGAAAACCTAAACCCCCGAGCAAGATCGCTTTGCATGACAGATTTCACATAGGTCTCGAACCAGTCCTGCGGAGCCGTGGTAGAAGAGCTGGCCTCCTCTCCGTAGCCAAGGTAGGCAATCTGATAACGGAGATGAGGCTCTTGGCCGTCTGGACCACCAGGACGGCGACCGCCCTCCGTCTGGGGTTTCAGGGGTTGACCAATCTGATAGAAGGTTCCCTCTTCGGCATCAATGGCTATGTCAGCATGTGGAGCCGTGTTAATTATCTCAAACTTGATAGACCGCCCCCCGCGATCCAAGGCTCTTTCAAACTTCCTGAGCTGAAAGTTTCTATAAGTGTACTCGTAAATATCATCCCCGCCCCTGCCGCCACTCGGAGGCGTTTCCCCTGGAGCGACCACATACCAGGAACGAGAAAATTCGCCACTCCAGCCAGGGCCTGCATCAACAAGGCCGTTCACAATCTCAACAGCAGCATCACGAATCCCGCGAGAAATAACAGGAGTCAGGTCTCTCTGAACCCGTTTTGCAAGTCCCATCAGAGATCGCCTGGATGAAGCACTCCTTGGTGCCATCAGCTCAACCTCCCAACAACTACATGCAGTATAGGATTATCCCCTCGATAGGACATAATGCCAACAATCTTCGCCGTTCTTTGCGCCCCATCTTGCAAATATCGCACAGAATCAGTAGTTCTCGGATAATACTCTCCGAGTGACGAAGCTGGGATCAGAATCTTCACATCTGTCATCTGATAAAGCCCCTGCACCTCTTCCGGTCTGAGCTGAGTCGGGAGAAGCTTGATAGGAACCTCCGAATCACACCCCATCACCATCCCGGTATATGGGTCATACTGCTGATTCTGAGATGACTTAATATAAGTGCCAGAAATTCCCCACTGAGCAATCAGCGGCCCCGGAATCTTTCCAAATACACGATCGGCAAGAGACATAAGAAATCAAAGAGGATTGCTGTACCAGCCCCCAGAGACCGGATAAACCATACCGCCCGCAAAAGTTACACGTCGCCCCCTAAAAGCCCCAGCAGCGTAATACTTGTCAATTCTTGCAGAGCTATCTTTTGTAAGATGAGACTGATGAAAGCTACTATCAATGATATACTTCGAAAGAATATCCATCGCAAACGGTGGAATAAACTCAAAGCCCGACTGCACCGTGTCTCGGTCTCGATATTTGACCTGAAGAGATCCGCTGCCGAGATTCACTTCATCATACTGATCGTTCTCTCTCAGCAAAACACCCCCATCATTATCAGCCCCAATACCTGCGTAGCCCCCAGTTGTAGTAAGAAAGGCTGCCATGTAGGAGACAGCAATTTCAAAGTCAAGTGGAAGCTCGTCGCTCGGAAGAATTCGCCCATCGAGCTTCATGTATCGAGGCCATGCAAGAGACTGCTGAGGGTCAACCAAGGCCCCCTTCCACTTGAGAGGGTTGATTGCCATTGTCGCCCCCACAAGCGTCTGCTCTTTTTGCTGATTGCCAAGAGCAAGCCAAGAAGTAATACCTGGACTTTGCGGCAAGTCAGAAAGAAGCGAAGTGGCCCTCGCTACACTCACGAAAGAATTGGCGTTAGACGCCCCAAGAGTGGAAACGAAGGCCATTCACGCAATCACTTAGAGGAAGTGACACCAGGGGCTGCTTTCACCTTAGCCGCAGAAGTGACAGGAGCTTTCGCCTGCACTGGCTTTGACTCAGCCGGTTTCGATTCAGCCGGAGGCTTGATCGAGCATTCAGCAACAGGAGCCTCTTCTGCCGGAGACTCCACAGGCGAAACACTCTGCACCTTTTCTTGAGCTTTGCGCTCTTGCGCTTCACGAGCAAGACGGAAGGTAATCATGGACATGGCTTGTTTTGCGATTGAGTAAGAAAAAGCCCCACCAGCATATTAAATGCCAGCGGGGCCCAGCGGTAGTGCAACCGAAGTCACACGTAGCAACGAAGCTGGGTCAAGCGAATGTTGCGGTCGTCCGTAAACACCTTGGACCAGTTGGCGCCAGTAGCAAGCTCAGTGTTACTGGGCGAGTTGCCGGCAGCATTGCCAGTCCAGCTGATGCCGTTGGGATGCACCAGGTAGTGAGTACGGTTGATCAGGAAGTCAACGCCCTTCAGAGTGTCGCGATCGGTTTCCACCGGAGTCTTGGCAGGAGCAGTCGCATAAGCGAAAGCACCAGGGCCAAAGAAATAGGTGTGATGAACATCGGTACCACCAGTGCCGGCACCAGCATCGAAGGGGAGGGTGTCGTCCACGAACACGGGACGGCCCAGATAGGTACCCAGTTCAAGACGCTCGCGGGAGAGGCGGGTATCCAGCTGGCTGGTCTGGCTCGCAGGAACGATCAGATCCAGGTTCATCAGTGCGTAATACACCGGGGAACGCATCAAAATGCCCGTCAGTTCCTGACCAGCGTCACCCAGCTTGGCGATACCGCTCACCATGGCTGACTGGCTCAGGGCAGTAGAGGTACCGCCAACGGCGTGACTGGTCGCCAGGGGACCCCCAGAGACAAACATGCCGCGCAGGATGCTGATCATGGTCTTCTGCATGTCCCGCACCCAATACTGACCAGTGCGACGAGCAATGGCCTGCATGGGGTCGGAACCAGCCAGCTCACCAGCCAGGTCGGAGGCACTCCAGGCGCGGCCACGCACGTTGCGAACACCGGTCTGCAGGTCGCCAGCCAGCACCGAGGGGGTCAGGCCAACAGCGTCATTCAGGATCTCGGAATCGCCCGAGAGGTCGCCGAAGAAGGGGAGGTCGATGGTTTTGCCGCCTTTGGCGAACTCGGCCTGGATGGCATCGTTCGTCACCATCAGGCCAGAATTGACCAATTGGTTGCGGTCCTGAACCTCTTCCTGCTGGTATTCCAGGAAGAGCTGTGGGATAAAAGGAACACCAGCGAGCAGCATGGCTTTAGCCTCAAAGAAAAGGGATTGTTGGAGCGTTTTCAGGTTCGGCACTGCCGACAGAGACGAGGGGCGTCAAACGCCAGCGCTCTCTCAAGACCCAAAGAAAAGATTGCGGTACTACCGCGAAAGCCTGCCCTCGAAGCACTGCAGCGAGGTTGCCTTACATCGTCACTATAGCAGCCAAATCAAGCAAGCAACAAAAAACCCGGCAAAAGCCGGGCGAGGAAAGAGTTGCAGGCAAAAGCTCAAGCAGTGACATCCAGGGTCCAACCCTTGCCGGTAGCTACTGCTTTTTCGCCAGTCGTAACCGTAGCATTGCCGGTAGTGCCACTGATGTCGAGGGTCTGGGTTCCGGTCACAGTAGGCAGACCAGCAAAAAGCTCGACAAGGTTGGCCCTTGTAAAAGCAGCGGGAATCACGTAGATGCTACCACTTGCCATGCCGGCATCATAGGCAATGCGAAGAGCCGTAATCACTTCCTCAACGGCAGAAGTGATCTGCCTTCCAATCACATTGCGATCAGTTTTGTAGCTCATGGTGCGTCTGAGTAGAGTGCCCTACATCAGAATAGCCATGACAGCCGAGGCCCTAGCCATGCCCAAAAGAGAGTACAACACGGCTTACCGGGAGCCATGGAACGACTTCATTAGGGAGTCGCTAAAAGCGATTGATACCCATAATACAATATATTTTCAAACAAACAATATATGGCATCTGGAGAAAGCAAAAGAATTAAGAAAACATGTAACCGAATTAAAAGAAATGATTAAGAGGCAGGAGAGATAAAAGAAAAATCCATTTATATTTATCAGCCCACCAAGCAGCCGACATCCTCCCCTTTGCAATATTTTTAGCATGACGAGCCTTGAACGACTCGCGCCTAGCCCTATAGCTCGCTGACTCCCCCTCTTTCCTGGGCGAACCTTGAACCCCTTGCTGCCCAAAGCGAACTACTTTGTAGGTATCGCCTTCCTTCGCCATTACGACATGAGACTTTGTTTTATGGCCAGGAGTCCTCTTGGGCTTATTCACCCCCGAAAGCCCAAGCTCTTTCATTTTGCTTTTAACTCTCTCTGGAACAGCCATGGCGAAAGCGTGCCTAATTCAGGCTAGCCAAAGCCTCATGAACAGCTAACTCTTTTTTCGTTTATGGCGGTAGTCTATTCTTTTTGAACTTGTCTTTTTGCGCTTGAACTTTCTCTTCTCTTTTTCGGAAAGCTCTTTTGCGGTTTTTGGAGTCTCGGAAGAAACACGCTTGGACGGCCTGCAAGCAGGATAACTTCTACGCTTTTCGCCAGTCTTCCGCCCGCAAGGCTTCCCGGTCTTGATGTCAACCCACTCCTCGGCAAACCAGCGACCAAGACCGCCCCGACCACGCTCAGCCATCACCCGCCCCCTTTAGAGGTTTTGTACTTTCCCCCTCGCCTCTTGTATTCACGAACAAGCCAGCCACTCGCATAGGCGCTCGGGAAAACAGCGAACTTACGCTTGGCTTCGGCCTTGACACGGGCATAAAGAGATTTGTTCGTTGGAATATTCTTCGCTCTCACTTCTTCTTGCCCTTCTTTTTGCGAGACTTTTTGGCAGTAGAAAGAGCAATTGCAACCGCCTGCTTTTGCGGACGCCCCTCCTTCCTCAGCTTTTCAATATTGTAAGAAACCGTAGCCCCAGACTTCCCCATTTTCAAAGGCATGACATCAAAGCATCTGCTTACACAATAAAGCCCCCTCCGGGGGAGAGGGGGCGGGGAAAAGAATTAGCTCAGAAGAGAGCAATCAAAAAAAGAAGGAAAAGCGCTAAAAGCAAAGTAAAAACTGCAATCAGTGGAGAGGATTCATTTCTCGCTTGATAGACAGGCCTGCTTTCACGAGGAACAGGAGACGAGACCGGTTGAACAGAAGAAGGCATGGAGCGAGAGGCAGAATAACTTCTGGTTCTCGCATAAGAACGTGTTGAAGAAGAGGCAGCACGGCGGCTTCTGTAACCCCCGCGAGACCACTTCGCAACAGTTCTGCGCCCATACCTTCTGTTGTAGCGAAATTCGCTTCTCACTCAACCAAGCACACCACTCATTGCCCTTCCCACGGTCGGATCAAGCTTGCCAGCAGCACGAGCTTCACGGTAGAGCCGTGCAGCTTTTTCCTTTTGCCCCGAGTTAATCATTTCTGCAACGAGAGTTGCGTTCACCGACCCAACAGCAAATGGGTTGTTCGCAGAGGTGTAAGCAGGAGCGCGAGACGGAGCCATGCCAGAGCCCGTAGCCCCGGAACCATTGAAGTAAATAGAGTAGTCGTCATCCTCACGAAGCTTGCTCACGGCATCCTTGAGAGACACCGGATCGTCCTGGGGCCCATAAACAACCGTCTCCTCGTCTTCAAGCAAACGGAAATCCTCCCTCTTGAGCTTGAACAAATGCCCCGGCTTCCGACAATCAACACGAGCCAGCTCATCCATCACCTTCTGCTCAAGCAGAGTTGCGCGGCGGCTCTCGCGCTCACGATCGCGCTCCTGCTCGGCCTGGATGATCCGCTTGTTCTGCTCCTCCAGCCGGCGCTTCAGCGAGGCCATCTCCGCCTTCACAACCGTGTCCACGGCATCAGAGGGGTTGGTGTAGACCTGCTGCCCTTGGGGCTGCTGCTGCCCCCCCTGGGGCTGCTGCTGACCATTCTGGGACTGGCTCCCGCCGGCGCCGCTGCCCTCGCCTTCCTCGCCCTCCTCAGAGGCAGTCGCGGCCTTCAGTGCCAACACCTTCTCGGCGATCTCTTCGTCGCTCATGTCAGGTGTCAGCTCGATGCCAGCCACTTTCAGGAAGGTAGCGATCTGCTTGCGCTTCTTGAGATCGCCCTGCAGGCCTTCCTTCGTGGCCTTCAGCTTCGTGTTTTCGGTCTCCAGAGCGTTGAGCCGCTCCTCAAGCGACTTGAAAGCACTGTTTGCCTCGTCGAGAGTCTCAAAAGCCATGCGAAATTGTTGTCGGTGAAAGAACTATAGCTCAAGCTTCGCTTGGTTCAAACCCCGGCTCCGAGACTTCTCTATCGGCGCCCTCACTCATTGGGGTCGTGTTGTCTACTTCAACACGGGGGCGAGAAGATCGCCCATCGGCAGAAGCCCCTTCGCGAGCCCCCATCAGCTCCCTGATAGTCTCAGTGCCCTTCAGTCCCATCTTTTCGATAATGTCGGAGACACTGAAGCCAGGAATGCCCTCAAAAAGCTCCCCGCTCTCAAGCATACGCATGAACAATTCAATAGTTATCACCCCATCCTTGAACAGAGAGCTGTAAGCCATTACCTGCTGCGAGTGCAGTTTAACAGGAATGAAGTTCTTGCTAATTACAATCTTGACCGCAGAGTAGTTTCTGTAAGCCGCAGCATACATAAGCGCCCTGTTCAAGGCATCTTCAAGCGACTGAACGAGAACTGCAAGCTGAGAATCACTCTGAGAGCGGTCAAGAAGCTTCGCAAAGCCGGATTCGGCCTGCGTTTTGCCCGTTGTCATTGCAACTGCAGCCAATCGCTCCATTGATTTCTCAATTCTGTCAAGATTTTTAAGTGTAACTTCTGCCCCCTCCATGCTTGCGCTGATCATCCCGAACCTTGCATCAGGATTTTGCGAAGAAAGCGTTCGCCCCGACCCCGCCTTAACCTCATCGTCGGGACGGACGCCCGTCATTGTCAAAAAGGGCGAGGCTGTAAGGTGGATTGACTCTGCAAGGTCAGCGGAAACCGCCCAATGATGCAGATTTAGCCGCGCAATATCAAGAAGAAGGGGGCGAGCACGGAAAAATGCCTCTTTTTCACCCCCAAGAACGGGTACAAACGGGATAAATGGAATAGAGAGATACCTTTCCTCCCCTTCTTGAACGTACCTATCGGTATTTCCGGGCACATTTTGCTTCACATACGTCCTGCAGCGAACTCTGCGCCCAGGGGGCACGAAGCGAAGTGTGTCATTCACCTCAGAAAAGCTGTCTTCCCCAATTTCTACGATGTCATAAACAAAAACAGCGGGCAAAACTTCTTCAAAAAACTCATTTGTGGCACTTTTTCGGCGAATTTCCCCTTTAATACGCAAATATGTGGGGAAAGAGCCAAAGAGTGACCGCCCCAAGATCTCTGCACTGAAAATATCGTGTCTACATTCAAGCACTTGGTCGCACTTGATCAAGACAAGGTAGGGGCGAGGGCTGAGAATTTTTTCCTCTTCTGCACTGAGGTCAGTAGGGAGCTTCGGATATTCGACCCAAATACCTGCAACGCCCGCGTCAATGGCTGCCGTAAAAAGCTCTTTGGTGTACGAGGTTAAAGAATGCCCCTCAAGATCGCAATCTTCAAAAAAATTGCCCCACGACTCATCAATATTTTCGGGAATTACGACGCCCTTGCGAAGGGCCGTACCAATTGTAAGGTTGCGAAGATGCGAATAAAAAGGCTCGAAGCTGCTTTGCGCCCTGGTTTTGCGAACATCGTAGGATTCCACCTCCTCAAGATGATCCTTGGGGATATATTCGCTAGTCGCTTCGTACAGGAAGAACTCGGGCAGGGTGCAAAACTTGATCGGAGACAGCCTTTCCAGCTGCTGAGCCTGCTCGATCGAGTATTCAGCAACGCCCGTAACCCCCTCAACATTCGCTTCCAGCTCTGGGTGCCGCCGGTCAAACGGATTCAGCCCCAGGGCGTCATCAGCATTTGGGATCAGAGAGTTACCGACGATGACCACTGTTTCTTCGCAGCACTATTCACACTCTAACAGCAGAAAAAGCTTCGCAGTTGGGGGCGGGGAAGAATAAAAATGTCGGGGGCGCAAAGGAAAATCAGGGGGCAAGAAAATGCAAACTATCTCCAACGCTGCCCTCGCCCAAGCCCAATCGATGGCCTTGGCATTGTTTGCCAAACGAGATACCTCAAGGCATCACCAAAGTGAGAATAGTCTAATTTTCCACCTTTTGATGGCTTCAGAGAACTATCATAGCCCCAGTTTTCTAGCATTTCTACAGATTCGTGGCACGAGGAACAGTTGATAAAAATTTGCCCCTTATTAAAGCAATTATTTGCGTGCCCCACAGTTTCTGCGATTGGTGGATTTCGACGCTCGGCTATAACTTTCGCCCCCGTCTCTCTCAAGATGTCGTGATCACTCATGGTGGACGACGTGCTAGCATGTGACCCCGAGCTATCAGGGTAAATCATCACCATGTTTCTTGCGACATGAGCAGCGTATTTCCGCTTGATATGCTCCGCGAGCGAAAAAGTGTCCCTAGAAATGTTCTCGTCAAATATGTGCAAGGCCTGGCCCCCAGAAGGCAGGGGGCGCATAACAGCATAAACACTCGACACCTTGCCCACGTTGAAGTCGCACCCAATGAGGATTGGCTCGCCAGCTTCGGGGCAGAAGATATTTGTAAAGTGCTTGTCTCTCTCAAACTCGCTAAATACAGTCGTCGTCTCAAGATTAACAAACTCGCCCTTCACGTAAGCATCAACCAGATTTGAAGGGTATTTCTCCAGCAAGTCCTTGACGTAGTTTTCGTCGAGGTAGGGATTGTCTCTGGTGTCAGCTCTATAAAGTTGCTTATCATCGCTTTTATTTTTCTCAAAGAAGCCCCAAATAAACTTCCGCCCCTCCGGCGTAGATACAAAACAAATCTGCGGACAATTACCTACACGAACCCGCCCCTGCAGTTTGACCAGGGCCGCCTCGGCAACCTCCTGCTTGACCGTATCCGCCTCGTCAATGACCAGGGAGGCGGCGTTGATGCCCACCAGACGCTCCACGTTCATGAGGGGGCGAAGAAGGATTGTGGTGTCCCCCTCGGGTAGATGCAGGGTGTAACTGGGCTGAGGAGAGACTCGGTGCGTGAAAGGAATATCGTATTTATGAAGAAATGAGTTCCACGTAGGAATCGCGATGTCGTTCAACATCACGTAGGTGGGCTCAAGATAAATGTGAGTATGCCCCTGACTCCTAAAAGCTAAAAGTATTGCCTTGGCGACACTGCTATAAGACTTTCCTGAACCCAATCCACCCACGTAAAGGATATACCTTGTATCGAAATTGCAAACAAAATCTTTTTGATGTGGGAGAAGATCTGCAACAATTCGATCTTCGATCTCGTCTACGCTCAGAGCATTGTTGTTTTTTCTTTTTAATGCCTTGAGCATTGACGTATCATGAAAAAGCCCGAGCGACTGCAGAGCTGCTCTGTCTGCGTATCTTGCGCTGCGGGCTTTTGCTGGCATGTTGTCGAGGGCCGATTGACTAGGGAGCTAATTTTGCCTTGTGTAGGCGTTTCTCTTCGTACCACTGTGCAATCTCAGGCGCCCAATCAACAAAGTGAGGCCACACCAGATCACAGAGCCAGCGTATCTCCTGCTGGGCGTCGAGCTTAGCCCTGAGATCAAGAAAGTGCATAAGTGACCTCATGGTAAAGCTCACGACGAAGTGCTGCCTGATTGCATAAGGTATAAGCTCTCGGGCCTGTTCTTCAGCTTTGCCCTGTCTGATTTGATGGGCGTAGTGACATGCAGTGTCATAACACCTAGCTAGATCAATCTTTCTATCTTCCTCTGTGTATTCGTAATCCGCCCCGTCGCGGTCTCTATATCTCTGAGGGGGGCGAAGGTAAAATACTTCTTCAACAGTTCGCTTGCCACTTGCAGCATCAAGAATCCTCTGCCCCGTATAACGCCCACTCTGAACGTCAAAGCTAACCCCAATCCGATGCGTTCTCGCCTGCTGCATTACAGAGTGAGGAAACCACCCCACATTCAAAGTAATTTGTGGATGCTCCGTGCAACCATAATGCCCCCTATCACCACTCAGCAACCTTTTAACTGCAATCGCCCCGGCCTTGCGCTCCTCGGGCAGTTCTTGATCAGCAATAAAATCTTCACAGTAATCCTGGTGCATCGCAGCGTAAACACACCTCTGCGGCTCTTCAGTTCTGCGAATTAGCGCAACTCTGAACAGCGGATCAATCTTTTCGGTTTTCATGAAGCCGAGCAAATGCAGCGGGGGCGAGAAGCAGTATAGCTCAGCTCAAGAAGAAATCCAGTGGGGGCGAGAGGAAATTGACACGAGGGGGAAAACAGCCGGGCCAAAAACTTTACAGATTCGATATAAATACAAGTGTCTGTGTGAAATAGACACTAAAAAAATTTTGAGACACTGGTTTGAAAAAGTTGCGAAAATCGATTTTTTTCAGAGTAGGGGGTGTAAAGTAATTGTGCTGTTGAGATAGATGAGAGTTGATGTGAGTGTTGGGAATAGGTGAAAGAGTGCTGGTTGGAATAGGTAAAAAAAATTTAGCTGGTTGGAATGGGTAAAAAAAATTTAGGGGTGGGGGTATGGCGTCTGCCCCTCCCCAGCAGGGTCACCCCATCTAGTTAACTAGCAGGGGCAACCCTTACCGGGTCGGCTATAGGTTAGGTGTTGATCTGATTAAGGCCTATAGTTGCCAGAATTGTCAACAGTTCGGACCTTGCGGCTTTCAGTGCTTTTGACCGGTACGGATAGCAACCATGCTCTTTCGGGAGCTGTAGCCTAGTTTCAGATTCTATGGTTTCAAGCTGACAGACTATTTCACCTAGGCTTTGCGCTACGTTGCGCAGCTGCTGCTCTTCTATGGGTGGGAGCTGCAGCGAGAATCTAAGGTTGGCTTTTGTGGTTTGCATGATCGGAGAGGTTAGGCGTTCTGTATGGGTTAGCCCGGCAGAATTAACTACCGGGCCAGGGTTCCAGGCGCTGGAGATCAGGCAGCGCGAGAGGCCGACTTGATGTCAGCTGCTGCGCGATCCGCAAGGGCGGAAACTAGGGGGTTTTCAGTGAGCTTATGGGCAGGATCCAATTCAAGATCACCGCTAGCCGCCCAACGTATGCCGTGGCCTGGCAGCGCTTTCTGGGCTGCTGTCAGGGCTTGCGGCTGACCCTGGAAGCGGGCGCCGTGCACCCTGGCTAGCAGGAGCGCATCGCCTATTGAGACGCGGCCACGGCGAACCAGCAAGGCGCCCACCGATATGCCCCATAAGCTGCTCGCAATTGCTGCGGTGCGCTTGCGGGCTGCCTGCGGGTCGGCTGGTTCCGGTTTGTGGAGCTGATCGGTAGGGCAGACAAGCGACAAGACGGGAGCGCCGGTGCTCCTGAACGCTGGTGACAGCCAGTCGGTGGGGTGTGTCTTGTCGGCCTTGCTGGCGCTGTAGGTTTTCCAATTGCGACCGGGAAACCTTGCGCCGTACTCTTGCTGGAGCTTGAGGGCCGTCAATTGAGCATCCGTAAGGCTGATCCCAAATCCTGCCGGTTCGGCTCCGGCGTTTGCCCTAAGGGCTTTTTTCCCTGGCTTGGCTGGCGGTGGTGCCAGTTGGCGGAGAATCTCCAGTAACGATGGCGGCGCAGTTGCCTCGGTGGCATCGGCTACGGCATCGGCTGCCGTGGTGGGTTCGGCTGTCGTGGGATTGGCTGGCTTGATGGTGACGCAATCGCCACCAAGGGGGCCGGTTCGCGGGCCCTGGTGCTGGTGCTCGGGCTGGTGCTCGGGCTGGTGCTGGCTGGTGCTGGTACTGGTGCTGGTGCTGGTGCTGGTGCTGGTGCGTGCCATTGATCTGAAATAAGCCAGGCTCAGTGCCTGGCAAGGGCCACAGGGGGGGACGATCCCCCTAGGTTCCCCACGCTTGCGCGTCGGAACGTGGCCGGACCCGTAGGGGCCGACTGACTGAGGCTAGCTAGTTGTCTAGGTTCAGCTTCCATAATGGCACCATCAGGGCCAGTTGTCAAGCAATAGGGGCAAAGCGGCAGGCTTTTAAGGTTTTTCAGTCGCTTTTATCTGCAGTGTGAAGGTGCTGGCGGCCATGGCTGACAAGTCAGAATTGAGGTTTTTGGGTTTTTGATCCGAACCGCTGCAGCAGACTTTATAGAGTCTCCCTGCACCTTAGTTGCAACTTCCCGCCTGTAACTTCTCGCTCCTGCTGGTGCCAGTTGCGCTGCACCTTAGTTGCAACTTCCCGCCTGTAACTTCTCGCTCCTGCTGGTGCCAGTTGCGCTGCACCTTAGTTGCAACTTCCCGCCTGTAACTTCTCGCTCCTGCTGGTGCCAGTTGCGCTGCACCTTAGTTGCAACTTCCCGCCTGTAACTTCTCGCTCTCGCCTCTCGGCTCTCGGCTTTTGTCTTTTGTCTTTTGTGTCTGCCCTTAGTGTCTGCCCTTAGTGTCTGTCTTTTGTGTCTTTGAATGGTGTCTTTGAATGGTGTCTTTGAATGGTGTCTTTGAATGGCAACTGTGAATGGTGTCTTTGAATGGCAACTGTGAAAAACTATAAAGTGAATGGTGTCTGCAGGACTTTATTAGTGAATGAAACTTTTACAATTTATCAGTGAATGAAACTTTTAGTGAATGAAAAGTGAGCCACTAGGAATCAGCAACCATTAACTCAATCATTCCATTTTCCATAACCACTGGAACGCCCACCAAAGAAGAAAGTTTTTTCAAGATGTAATTAAGTGTATGTGGCTTGATCTGTGGCGGAACCAGGCATTGCCAGAGAATGGCAATATCGCCAACATGAATGGAACACTCGCGAACCGAGCGGGAAAGAGCGTCGTAGAAGATAAAGTAATTTGTCTTAACGCTTCTCTTTGAGATTTTCTCCGCTTCAAATGTTTTTAGGTCATTTCCTGGCTTTTGCCAGCCCATAAAACTAACCGCCGCCTCCTGCTCTGCCGTTAAGGAAACAGGGCTAACAGTTGTGAATGCTCTTGACTCCTTGTATTCTTGAATCGCTGCTGCAGCGAACCCCTTTAAGCCAACAGGAACTTTATCGGTGTTGGGAACAAAGTTATCAAGATTCTCAACCAGGGGAAGCTTTCCTCGCCGTCCCCTATTTTCAAGATTTTCCGCCCTTGTGACTTCTCGTATATTCCAAGCCCTGTGGTCAAATGGATCTCTGTTTATGTGATCTATTTGCATACCAGGATCTGGCCATCTTCCATGAAGCCAGGCAAATACACAGACACCATAAGGGTATCTATGCCTGGAATTAAGTGAAATCTGATGAGAAGAACCCGAGAAGCCAACTTTATTTCCTCTGACTTCCACGCCGTCAGACAGTCTGTTAAATCTGCCCTTAAAAAGATTGTAGGAATACTTTTCCCACAAAAAGCTGACAGGGGGCTTAGGATTGCCCATGGATGGCCTCAGTACAGGTTGTCTCACGCCTCAGGCAGCGGGAACTGCGCTGAGGCACCCAATCCTACCAAGCCAAACAGCAAACCGGCGGAGGGAGAAGAAGTGGGGGCGGGAAAGTGAATGTTAGTAAGTAAATCAGTTTCTATCGGCAATATATTTCTTCGCCCCAACCTTATCCGCTGAATGGTAAACAAGTGTTTTGCGATCTAAAACGGGAGGGCCATAGAAAGAATTAGGGAATGCTTTTGTGTAAAGTGTTTCACTTGACCAAAGCCTGGACCTGAATCTTCTCAGCTTCAAACTACCAGCGTAGCAATAGATCGGATTAACCATTAAGCCCTTGCGCCCATTGTATTCAACCTCTTTTATCACCTCAAGCTTTTTAAGTTTCCTGATTCTTGCATAAGTGTTAGAAGTATGTGCCTCAAAGAACTCTGCAATTGTACTGGCTGATTCAGTCGTAAAACCCCATTCATTGCACATATCTAGTAGATACATGACAATAGTAAGTTCTGTTTTTGAAACTTCAGGTGAAAGTAAAAGCCCCTGAAATTCTTTTCTGCCCACAACAGAAAGCCTCGAAAGTCGTGTCTCATTTGTCCCAAAGCTTGTCTCAGGACTATGCAAAATTTAGCACAGCTTTTCTGGGGGCGAGCAAAGAAACCCAGTGCTCATCATAAAAAGCACAACGCAAACGTGATTACTACAGTTCGTAAATCCCTTCCAACAGAATGAGTCTCAGGGGGTGTCGAATTTTGTCCTTTAGGGTATGGGGGAAACGGAAGCAACCAAGAACCCCCCAGCGAGACTCGGCCACGCAACAAACTTTTAGCTTGTGAACACTGCAGCAATAACTTTAATCTTCCACTTCTTCCAAAGCAGCTAACAATTGATCCACCCCAAGACTGCTTGCCTGCAGATTCCTGCCAATGTCTCCCGCCTTCGATGCGGCGGCTAGAATGCCAGGCACATCTTTTATATCTATATCACTGTCAGCAGCAATAAACTTATCCAAGCTTCTACTTACAATTGCAGCCAGTTTGGCAGCATCTGCAGTTAAACTGCGCCCAAGAAACTCTTGCTGCAATCTATATTCCTCAAGCTTCTTTTTATGCTCCAGCGCCCTCTGGTTGCTCTCTTCTTTCATCAGTAGCTGTAGTTGATACTTATCGTAATCTGCAACTCTTTTGCCCCAGCTGTCCCTTGCAGCTATTTTGAG